AGAGGATGGCTGCTACAGATTTTACTCTCGAAATGCTATCTACGCTAAATAAGGCGATTGCTACAGGCACGCAAAGCGTGTACTATGGCGATAAGCGCGTAGACTATAGAAGCCTTACGGATATGATACGCACCCGAAATATAATGATGGTAGAATTGGGCCTTGCTCAGCCACAAACGGGCAGGCAGTTTGCCGAATTTAATAAAGGGCTTTCTGATCGTTGCGGTATAGAAGGCGACGATAGCGGCTGGTAATAAAAATCGTTCTTATGAATTTCAATTTAGTAGATAGTATAGTTGGCATATTCTCGCCACGTAGCGCATACCATAGATTGCAATACCGTACTGCATTAGGCGCTCAGAAAGAACGCATGTATGATGCTGCAAAAAAGGGCAGAAGGACTAAGGGGTGGCAGGCTACTAATGCCAGTGCCAACATAGAAACGGCACTATCCCTCGATACGTTACGCGCCCGCAGCCGGGAATTGATACGCAACAACCCATATGCTAAGCGTGCGGTGCAAAGCATTTCTACCAACACAACGGGCAATGGCATCAGGCCCGTGCCTAAAAATCAAAAAGACGGGCCAGCCAGTAAGCTGAAAGGGTTGTGGGAAGATTGGGCAGAAAGCACGGATTGTGATTTTGACGGGCAGGGCAATTTCTATTCGCTGCAAAGGCTTGCTATGCGCTGTATAGCAGAAAGCGGCGAGGTGCTGATACGTAAGCGCAGGGATGCGTCATTAGACATACCCATGCAGATACAAATACTGGAACCTGATTTTTTAGATCATACAAAAAACAGCGTGATATTTCCTGCGGGGAATATGGGTACGGAATATTCTATACAGGGCGTGCAATTCGATAAGCGAGGAAAAAAATTAGGCTATTGGCTGTATGATATTCACCCTGGGGAGGGCGGTTTTTTGAAGAGCAATTTTGTGCCAGCGAGCGAGGTGCTGCATGTATATTACAAAGAGCGTCCGGGCCAAGTGCGCGGCGTGCCTTTCAATGCGTCTGCTGCGCTGAGCCTATATGATTTTGACGAGTATGAGCAAGCGCAATTGATACGTCAAAAAGTAGCGGCTTGTTTTTCTGTGTTTGTAACCGATACAGACCTGAATATAACAACCCCTCCCGGCGGCGTTGCGCCAACTACGCAGCCAAGAGAAAAAGTAGAGCCGGGCATTATAGAGCATTTGCCAGCAGGCAAAAGCGTAACGATGGCCAATCCTCCGGGCGTAACTAACTATGATGAATACGCAACATCTATCTTGCGCAAGATAGCCGCAGGCAATAGTGTAAGTTATGAGGTGTTGACTGGCGACTATAGCAATGTCAATTTTTCGAGCGGTAGAATGGGATGGATAGAGTTTCATAGATTGATAACTGAGTGGCAGAACTTAATGCTTGTGCCTATGATGCTCGACCCTATATGGGGTTGGTTTTGCGAGGCTGTTGTGATTGCAGGCAAGCACAATAACAAAAAAGTAAAAGCTAAATGGACGCCTCCGCGCCGCGAAATGATAGACCCTGTGAAAGAGACTAATGCATTGATGTTGTTAGTGCGCAATGGATTTGAAAGCTGGAGCAGTACCGTATCTTCTCTTGGTAAAAATCCCGAAGAGGTATTGCAAGAGATCACAGATGATTATAAGAATTTTGACAAAAATAAGCTGATGCTTGCATGCGACCCTCGCTATGACCCAACAAGAACGAATGGCGCATTGCCTGACCCTAATGCAGATGGAACGGGCGCCGAAACGCCTGCCGAGAGCGAGTTGACGCCGAAGCAAGCCAAGCAAGCAAAAAAGAAAAACGCCAGCGCATAAAAATACTTTAAAAATAATTTCAAAAATATTTTGTTGTTTGAGAACTGTGCCATACATTTGTGGCGAACACCAATCAAGACATGCCAAAGATCGGTACACATCATACAAGAGCAGAAGTAGTTGGCAGCAGCTACAATAAAGAACGTTCTACCATAGATGTGGTATTCGCTACAGACACGCCAGTGTTAATGAGAGATTGGGATGGCGAAGCATTTTACGAAATACTTTCTTTTGACCCTGCGCATGTGGACATGAGCCGCATGAATGCGGGCGCTCCCGTTTATGATAACCATAGAACATGGGGTGGTGTTGAAGCGCAGAAGGGGATAGTAGAGCGCGCTGTTATTGAAAATAACAAACGCGGTGTTGCAAGTCTTTTAATTTCCAAATCTCCTACCTCAGAAGACTTTAGATTTAAGGTTGAAGAGGGTGTGGCTCGCAATGTATCGGTAGGTTATTCTGTGCAGAAGTACGAAAGGCTTTCTGATACAGCCGATGGGATACCGCAGTATCGCGCTATTAGATGGACGCCAAAAGAAGTTTCTTTTGCGCCCATGAATGCCGACATCAATTCGGCAGCAAGAAATGAAAACGACAGGCCGTATTCGCCTGAAATCATAGACACAATTCAAAATCGTAATACTATGCCGGATCAACCAGCAGCGCCAGCAGCACAACCAGCGGCAGCACAGCCAGCAGCACCAGTTGCTGATAGCCAACGCAGCGCGCAACCAGCAGCACCAGCAGCACAACCAGCAGCGCCAGCAGCACCAGTTGCCGAAGGTGGCGAGCGTCATGCGCAACCGGATGCAACAGCTACAGAGCGCACAAGATGCGCAGAAATAACCGAGGCCGGAGAACAGGCTCTTATTCCTGCCGACAAGGTGCGTGAATATATTACTGCCGGACATAGCGCAGATAAGGCCCGTAAGGACTTTATGAAGTTATGGGCTGAGCGTGATAATGGAGGTGGCGGACAGAACCGTAGTATTACTATGGGAACTGAGGCTATCACTAAAAAACGCGGCGCTATGGAGCAGGCCATCTTGCTTCGCAGTGGCAACGACGATCACCTGAGTAAAGAAGAAAGGGCGGAATTGCGCGGCAATGAATACCGCAATATGAGCCTTATAGAAATGGCCGTAGAGTGTATCGAAGAGCGCACCCGTAGCGGCTATACCCGCGGCATGAGCAAGCGCGAAATTGCCGAACTGGCACTTTGCGGACGCGAGCGCAGTGGCGGTGGTGCATTAAGCACTTCTGATTTTCCCATACTGCTTGGCAATACGGTGAACCGTGTGCTGCGCGCAGAATATGAATTGCAGGAGCGCACATTTACGCCATTCAGTCGCCAGTCGACAGCAAAAGATTTCAGGCCAAAAACGCTTACTCAGATAAGCGAGGGGGACGATATTGATCTGATACCTGAAAGCGGCGAATATGGCAATGCTAAATTCACAGATGCTGGCGTAAGCTACAGCGTGAAAAAGTATGGCAAGATCATCCCAATAACATGGGAGACCATTATACAAGACGATCTCGGCTTTATTGACCGTATGCCAGCCAAAATAGCTGAAATGTGTGCGCGCAAGCAGAACGATATTGCATGGGCCTTAATACTTGGCAACCCTGTAATGGGCGATACTTATAACTTATTTGACGCTACACATCATGGCAATGTGGCCGCAACGCCTGGCGCAATTACTGTAGACAATATGGGATTACTGCGTAAGCTGATGCGCAAGCAAAAAGGACTTGCTGGCAAGACGCATTTGAATATTGCGCCTAAATTTTTAGTAGTAGGCCCGGATAACGAGCAGCTTGCTATGCAATATACCAGCCTGAACTTTGTGCCAACAGCGGCAGGCGGACAGAATGTGTGGGCCAATACTGTAACGCCAATCGTAGAGCCTCGCTTCGATGATTATGCAGGCGCGAGCGATGATTGGTTCTTTATTGCAGACCCTCGCAGAATAGACACTCTTGAATATGCTTTCCTGGAAGGTGAGCAAGATGTGTTTACTGAGCAGAGAGTAGGTTTTGAAGTAGATGGCATACAGATAAAGGCGCGTATGGTGTTTGGCGCACAGGTAGTAGACTACCGTGGCTTTGCGAAGAATGCAGGCTCTTAGTCTTAATTGAAAACGAAAATTTTTTAGATCAGATAAAAATATAGTTGGGCGGTGAACGCCGCCCAACTTCACCAAAAAAAGTACAACCAATGACAAACTTCGTCCAGTCCGGCAATGTGTTACTGTACACTAATTCCGGCGCATTAATTACAACCGGCTCTGTAGTTATTTCGGGAAAACTTATTGGTATAGCCGCTACCGACATTGCCGCAACGACGGGCACTGGCGCAGTAAATCTTTGTGGTGTATATAAGCTGGCAAAAACAAAC